AGAAAATTCAGAAAAGTAACTAAATCCAAGTAACTATGAACGAGAAAGAGATATATAGTTTTTTGTATATGCTTTATGAATTAAAGCAGGGTGTAGTGTTATATGATCTTAAGTATGACTTTATAAGTGATCTGAGTGGTAAGACTGTAGGTTATATCAAAGATGTAGGCACGGACAATGAAGGTACATTATATCACGTGTACAATTATGATTACGATTCTATTGATGTAAATATCAAAGGTGTTAAAGATCCTGATCATAGACATGTTAATGTACCGAAGATAGAGCTGTGTGAGATGTTTGACATTCACAGTATACCATCAATGAGATCAAGTACTAAAGATCTTGTTCAAAGGATACATCATTTGAAAGCAATGGTAGCTTACTTTGATGACCATTCTGATGATATTAGAATGTTGAAGATGTTTGAAGACAATGATGAAATTGTCAGAAAAATAGCCAATAAATCTAACTTCAAATTGTCAGATATACAACCTATACTGGATTTAGTAGCAACATGAGAATAGAGGTAGGTGACATTGAGGTGTATCCGAATCTGTTCATCTATGTAGGACATTCGTTAGAGGGTGATGAGCGTTATGAATACGTTCTTCACGCCTCTGATGATGTCAATACATTAGGTGAGTTCTTGGATAGAATGACCAATGGTGTTGCAATGATGGGTTTTAATAATGTAGGGTATGATTATCCTGTATTGCATTATATGTTCGGTATGTATCGTGATGTATCACCTGCTCAAACATGTATGGGTATTTACAGATACTCTGAACAACTCATCAATAGCAACGACAAACCTTGGTTCAAAGACAGTGAGATACGTATACCACAGTTCGATCTGTATCTAATGCATCATTTCAACAATAAAGCAAAAGCATGTGGTCTTAAACATATTGAGATCGCTATGCGAATGGAGAACGTGGAAGATCTTCCATTTGCTCCAGGTACTTTTATTGACAAAAGTGATGTAAAGACCGTGCTTGACTATTGTCATCACGATGTAGCAGCTACAAAGCAGTTTGCTCTTGCTTCAAGCAAAGAGATAGACCTGCGTAAAGGATTGAGTAGCACGTATAACCTTAAGTTATATGATGCAAATGATCCAAAGATAGGTAGCGAGATAATTCTCAAATTCATTGCTGAGAAGATGGGTATCCCACATTGGGAGATACGTAAGATGCGTACATATCGTAACGGAGGATTGGATCTCAATGATATTATTCTGCCATATGTGAAGTTCGATACACCAGAGTTCAGTTCTGTACTTGATAAGTTCAAGAACACTGTTGTACGTGACACCAAAGGTGACCTGAAACATCAAATGGTATTCAGAGATGTACCATATGATTACGGTACAGGTGGTATACATGCCTGTACAGCAAGCGGTTCGTATCATGAGGATGAACAGCATATGATATATGATATCGATGTGCAGTCATACTATCCGAATCTTGCTATACGCAATAAGAAAGCACCACAGCATTTAGGTGATGCATTCTGTGAAGTATACGAAACTATATTTGAGACACGTAAGACCTTTGCGAAAGGAACTCCAGAGAATTACGGATTAAAAATTTCATTGAATGGCGTATTTGGCAAGAGCAATGATGTTTATTCGTATCTTTATGACCCCAAATTCACAATGTTCATTACGGTCAACGGGCAGTTACTGCTCAGTATGTTGACAGAATGGATACTTACATCTACAGATGCTGTATTGCTTCAGGCAAACACAGACGGTATTACCGTTAGAATGCCTCGTGGTCAGTACAGTATTGTTCAGACATTGATGAAGAAGTGGGAAGAACTCACAGGTCTTGTGCTTGAAGATGCTCATTACAAGAGTATGTTCATCAGAGATGTCAACAACTATATAGCTGTTACAACTGATGACAAGTATAAGTTCAAGGGTGCATTTGAGATAGATAAAGCGTGGCATAAGGATCAGTCACATAGAATTGTGGCAATTGCTGTAGCACGTGCATGTATATTCGGAGTAAGTCCGTCACAGACATTGCAAGAGCATATGACAACAGAATATTATGATGACCTTGGTGTGAAAGCACATGGTATCTATGATTTCTGCGGTAGTGTTCGAGCAAGAGGAGGGGCAAAGTATGAAACAGAATCACTTGTTAATGGAAGTCATACGATAGTTCCAGTTCAAAAGACAAACAGATATTTTGTAAGTAATGATGGTGTAAGATTGCGTAAGATCCTGCCACCTGATGAAAACAAGAAGGACATTCTTGAACTGGAACCTGCAAATCAGCTTAACATCTTTGATATAGTAGAGGATGTAAAGATTGAAAAAGAGCGTGTGTCATACATTGAAGCAGGTCATAATGTGACAATGTTCAACAGAACATTCGATGGACCATATGATCTCAATTTTGATTATTATTTGAACGAGTGTAATAAAATATTGGAGCAATTATGAAAATAGATGAAAAGAAACGTGCAATAGGTATCCAAGCGAAAGAAGCTTGGGAGGCTTGTGATCAGTTAGGTACTGTAGAACTTGCGACAGGTATGGGTAAAACGTTTCTTGCACTTGATTGTATAGCATCATTACCAAAAGGTAGTGATGTCGTATTCCTTGCAGAAACAGCACAGCGTGAACACGATCTCAATGTAGATATTGATAAGTTCAAGTCTGCATTCGGTATTGACATACGTGAACATGTGAATCTTGAGTTTGCATGTTATCAGTCTGCCTGTAAATGGGTACGTAGATCATTTGATCTTGCGGTGTGCGATGAGGTCCATGATTCACTTTCAACAGTGTATATACAGTTCTATAAGAACAACAAATGTAAGCGTATACTTGGTCTGAGTGCTACTGTAAAATCTGATAGAACCTATGTCATAGATGGTATAGAGGTCAACAAGGAGATACTTTTGGATGATATTGCACCAGTATGTTTTACATATGACGTAGGTGATGGTCAACGTGAGGGTACATCTCGAAAACTTGATATACACGTTATCTATCACAGACTTGATCAGAATACTCGTAATATTGATGGTGGAAGCAAGAAGAATCCTTTTAAGACAACTGAAGCAAGGGCATATAAGTACCTTGATGACATGTTTTGGCAAGGTGTGTACAGTAAAAAAGATTATCTTGTCAAATCAGCTATGATGAAACGATCAAAGCTGTTATATTCATTGCCTTCCAAGATAGAAGCTACCAAACAATTGAATAAGACCATTCAAGGTAAAACGATCATATTCAATAATGATCTGGATGCCCTTGAGAAGGTCACTGCAAATGTGGTACGTTCTGCAAAGAAAGGGGAGACAAAGAAACAGCGTGATGAGTTGAATTTTGACCTCCGCAATAGATTTGACAAAGGTAATATACGTACCATCGGTTCGTTCAAAATGCTCAAGCAGGGTGCAAACCTTAAAGGAGCAGACAACGTGATCATGATGTCATATTACAGTAGTTCTATAGACTATATTCAGCGTATTGGCAGACTACGGGTAAACGGTGTTAAAAGAGGTAATGTGTTCATCTTTGTTACGGTCGGCACACAGGAAGAGAAATGGTTTAAAAAGATGACAGAGACAATTCCTATGGAAGAGTTCAATGTCATTACTCATTTGGACATTGATCAATTTGTAAAGACCTATGGTAACACTACAGATGATAAGTGATGTTCTCTGGTCAGATATGCTTGATGCTGATGACCATGAGGGCATTGCTCAGTCAATAAACATGAGAGAGGGTGTCGGTACAACATGTGCTGAACATATAAAGGAGTTGATGCAAGATGAAATTGTTCATGCTCCTGATAGAGAGATGATAATGATAACAGACAACATGAAAATTGTTTACTAATGAAGAAATACTAATGGACATAATAGGTGTTAATGTGAAGTTGATGGAGGAGAGAGGAATGACACCGAATGAGGTTTTCTTTCTTAAAGGATTGTGTGAGAATGTTGAATTTACAGTTGGAAATATCTGTAATATTAACTATCTTCACAGTCTTGGTTACGTTGGTGATGACGGTGGTATAACCGAAAAAGGTAAGACGATAGTTAAAGCTCTGTTCAGAGAGAAGAGGAACTTTGTTCCACCTACTACTGATGAGATAAAAGAGCTTGCTGATCAGTTCAGGGAACTTTTTCCCAAAGGTGTAAAGACCAATAATCACCCTGTAAGAGGTAATATGACCAATATCATACGTAAGTTCAGAAAGTTCAAAACTGAGTTTCCACAGTATGATAACGACACGATACTTAAAGCAACTGAAAAGTATGTCAAAGCAAAGGCAAAGGAAGGGTATGCATTCATGAAAGTGAGTGAATATCTTATTTACAAAGATGGTACATCCATGCTTGCTTCTCTTTGTGATGCCATACTTGAAGAAGAACCAGAAAAGAATGTCAAGTGGGGACGGCATATTTGATGCAGCTCTGTCTCAGATAAAACAGAGACAGGAAAGAGCTGCTTTAGGACATGTGAACTGCATTCCTTTTCCTTTTGAACGAACATCAAGGTTCTTTCCAGGTATAGAACGAGGTACATACGATATATGTACAGCAAACTCAGGCGTTGGTAAGTCCAAGCTTGCACGTTTTCTGTATGTTATCGTCCCTTACACGTTCATCAAGGAGAACCCTGAGACGGATATCAGATTGAAGATATTCTATTTCAGTTTAGAAGAGAGTAAGGAAAAGTTCATGATGTCCATCATATCATATTGGCTGTTCGTCAAACACAATATGCGTGTATCCATCAAGGAGTTGCGTTCTGTTGGTAAGGTAGGTTACTATCTGCCTGACAGTGTGATTCAAAAGATCGAAGAAGCAAAAGATTATTTTGCTGATCTTGAGAAATACGTAACTATTGTGGATGACATACATAATCCTACAGGTATCTTCAAAACAATGAAGACATACAATGAACAAAGAGGTAGTTGGACAAAACGTAAGATAACCATTGACGGTATTGAAAAAGAGGTCAATGATACGTATACTCCAAACGACCCTAATGAGTATGTCATCTGTATCACAGATCATATCGGTCTGTTGAGAACAGAGAGAGGTCTTACAAAACACGAAACGATAGGTAGATTTTCTTCAGAACATTGTATCGAACTACGTAACAAGTATGCTAACATAGTTGTGAACGTTCAGCAGCAAAGTTCTGATAAAGAGAAAAAGCAGTACACATTCAAGGGTCAATCGATCGATGAAAAACTTGAACCTTCACTGGACGGTCTTGCAAACAATAAAGAAACACAGCGTGATGCTGATAATGTCTTTGGTTTGTTTGCTCCTGATCGTTATCAGATGGAAGAGTGCGATAACTATCGTGTTGATGTATTGCAAGATCACTTTAGAGTATTGTTGATACTTAAGAGTCGTGATGGAGAATCAAATGTCAGAACTCCACTTTTCTTTGACGGTGCATGCAGCTACTTCAGAGAAATGCCAAGAGTAGAAGATAGCAATGAGGTAGAAAAAGTCTACCAATACGTGCAGAACCTTTAAAATTTAAGAAAGAATGAGCGCAATTGGCGTGTTGGTCGTAGGACCATCAGGTGCAGGTAAAAGCACTTCAATGATGAATCTTGATCCTAAGAGTACATACATTATCAATGTGCAGGGAAAGGCATTGCCGTTTCCTAAAGGTAGAGATTACAAACGTGTTCCAAAAGGAGGACGACCAGATTCAGGTAATATGTACAGCACAGATGATGTACCTACGATATTGCAGGTACTGCAGTTTGTGAGTGACAAGATGCCTAATACGAAAACAGTAGTGATAGACGATTGGCAGTATTGTGCTGCTAATGAGTTCATGCGTAAAGCAGAGGTGAAAGGTTTTGAGAAGTTCACACAGATAGGTAAACATATCTGGGAGCTTGCTAATGCACCTACTAACTTGCGTGATGACCTTACAGTTATCTATCTTACTCACGAAGAGGAACTTACGGACTCCACAGGTGCTCGTAAGAAGAAAGCGAAGACCATTGGTAAGCTTGTAGATGATAAGATCACCCTTGAAGGTATGTTCACCATTGTATTGTATGCAGATGTTGAGACCAAAGAAGAGGGTGGTAGCAAGAAACTATGGAATCACTTTGTAACTCAGAATGTAGGTGATACTACTGCAAAGTCCCCTATGGGAATGTTCAGTGAACTCAAGATCGATAACGATCTTAAGAATGTCGTTGATACTATCAACGAATACTATGGGAGAGGGTCCCAAAATTGATCAATTTTAATCTTTAATTATTAACTAAGAAATGGAAAACTCCAATTCTAAAAAACAGATCTCTATCAGCGAGATCATCACCCTTATGGGAGCAGGATACACACGAACTAATACAGCTCGTAACTATAATCCAGAGATCGGTTGTATCCAAGATTACTACGATCTACCGAAAGAACAGGTAAAACTTTTGTTTGAGCATCCTAAATTGAAAGATGTCAAAACATCAAAGGTTGTTGTACCGATGTTCGATCTTGTAGATGATACTACTACAAGTACTGAAGATGTGAATGCTTCTGTTACCGAAGGTGTAACAGCTAATGAAGAGCCTGTAACAGAAGAGGCATACACTAACACTAACACTTTTAATACATTCAATTAATGGCTATCGGAGTAAGAGACAGTGAAGAGAGAGTAACAGGAGGATTGAAATTGATGACAGGTGCAAACTTTGTATTTGTCAAAGCTATTTCTCCGACTGTTGAAGAGATGAAGAGCGTTCTCGGATTCGATGAACCGAAAGCACCTACACCATCTGTTGATACTGATGCTGAAGGTAACACACGTGTACGACTTGACTTTTGGTTGAGCAGACCAGAAGATGAGTTTTTGTACCGTGAATCTTTCTTTATCACTAAGAAAGATGTTGTATCTCAAAGCGGTAAGGTTCAGTTCGTTAACAACTTTGCTCAGTTCTGTTATGCAGATCCTGAAGAAGGACCTCAGTATGAGTGGTTCAACAAGGAAGGTCTGCGTAGAGCATTCA